AGTAACAATAGCCTGAAAAGAACTGTAAGGACTCTCTTTATAAATAGAGGAAGAAGCAGCAACAGCAGTTGTTGAGGTTACTCCGCTAAAAGCAAAGTAGCGAGGTTGCTCACCACTTTTAAGAAACATGTCAGCCATAGTAGACTCCCGTTTTGCTAGTGTTTAACACGATAAAAAATCAACTACTAAGAAGACAGCATCCTTACTTCTCTTAGTTACAAAAGAAATATGAATGCTGCCACTAGTGTTTTTGTGTACCAATTTAATTGGCATACTCACTAGTTATTAGTCAGTGCCAATAGCAGGAAGTACAAACCCAGAAAAACCTACATCTCCAATATAGAGGTTATTAAACAATCCATATTGAACAGCAGCAGCGGTAATCATCAAAGCACCAGCAACATCTAGACCACGAACTACATTGCCTTGAATAATACCTGAGCCAGTAGTAGCAGAAGTAGTAACCAAGAAAGCACCAGTAGCACTATCAGTATTAACGCTGTATATCTTGTTATCTGTAATTAAAGCAGCAGTCATTACTAGTGCTGCATGACTCAAAAATTGAGATACGTTGTTTTGAGCAACAGTTTGAATTACAACGTTATCAGTCAATGTTAGACCAGTCATTGTGTTGAGCACAACAATAGGAGCAACAGCTTTGGTTGTAGCATCAGATTTAATGAAGCAATTAGATACTTGCAAGAAGTCTGAATTGGTAGACACAGTAGTTTTAACTGCTGACAAGAAGCCAAGGATGGCACTTGTATCAGTAAACGAACAGTTGTCAATGGTGAAGTACGCAGCAGCAGCAACTGTAAAGCACGAAGTAATGCTCAAGAAGTTACCAATAAAGCGACAATTAGAAATTGATACGTTATCAGCAGAAACAGCAATAGTGGTTGTGGCTGCTGTATCAAGAGTAAACGTAGGACGTTTAGTACCAGCACCTAGACCAACAATTGCTACACCAGCAATATCAAAGGACAAAGCTGTAGCACTAGAAATAGTTTCAGCGTGACCTGGTTTAATAAAGATGATGTCTCCACGGTTAGCAGTACACCTACTAATAGCATACTCTAGAGTACTAAATGGAGCATTAAAAGTACCTGGATTACCATCAGAACCACCAATTTGTCCAGGCAAAGTTGGGGTAGCATTAGACACCCAATACACTTGACCAGGATGAGACTGGGTGATTGGAACACCTCGGATAGTTACGTTGTTAAAACCACCAGGGAAGTTGGATGCGGGAGATTGTGGGAGAGCCATTTTAAAATCCTATGTTGACATAAGTGTTACACAAACAACACTATCTATTAGATAGCGTCATCATCAGGGTTTGCACAAACATTGTGCTGATTACATTCTACGTTACATTTTCTTTTTGTACATAGTTTTTTTAGCAGTCATGGTCTTTTTAGTGTCCATCATTTTTTTAGCTGGAGCCATTTTAGACATAGACATTTTGGGTTCAGGTTTCTGACCCATTTCTTTACGTTTTTCGTATGCCATGATAAATTTCCTTTAAAGAAGAACCCCCTCTTTTTAGGGAGGGGGTATGTTACTAATAACAATTACGGACCGTTACTACCCCAGACAGCACGAGAATCAGACCAGCCAAAGCTGTAACGCTCATAGCCTTTAGCTTTGACGTTCATGGTATCAAAGTCATTGTCTTGATCAAACGTGATAGCATGGCGTTCATAGTACTTCATACCACTACCACCAGGGATAGTATTACGAATAAACCAAGCATGTGGGCTTGAGAAGTAGTGATTTACTTTGAAGCCTCCAGGCAAGTAGTTACTACTAGCAATAACGTTAATGTCATTGTTAGCATTACCTGTTTGGTACTTAGAGTGAAGAATGCGTTGAGCATTAAACACTTCTTGACGAGCAATGTGCAAGCAGTAAGGTTGAATAGCAATCATCAAACCACGATCATTTTGCAGACCCATGATTGCAATCACTGCATCTTCCAAAGCAGCTTCAGACAAATCTACATCAACTGTAGGCTTGTTGGCCCAAGTTCCACCAGTGGTGTTGGGATGGTCTGTAGCACAGAGTGCTTTGCCATCACCGCCAGCATAAGTAGAATTAAACGCACGGTTGTAAACGTTAGCAGCTACGTTTTCTTTCGTTTGACGGAAAGACATAGCGAGTGCTGCTGCACGTTTTTTGGACACTACTTCATACAAGTTGTCGTCCATCTCTTCTTTGGTAACAATATAGCCCATTGCATATGCAACGTGCGTATAACGAGTTACGTAGCCTTGCACTTCAGAATCATACTGAACACCAGAGCCTTGTGACTTAACTGGTACAAGACCAAATCCAGTCAGTTGGACATCTTCTTCGTAGTTTTGAGTAGAAGTATCTTTGTCAAACAAATCTACATACTCTTCAGGATGCTCGTCATAAGTCTGTCCCCACCAAGCCTTGATACCAGGCCATAGTGCTTTCGGGTGGGAACTGGTTGTGATAATGCCAGCCATAATCTATTCTCCTATTTAAATGCCAGCAGTGCCAGTCCCGGCAGCATAAGCGTGATTGTTAATCTTAACCAACAGCTTTGCGTAAGCAGTGGCAGGGGTATTGTCAACTCGTTGGGCAAAACCCATAAGCTTCAAGTTAGCAGTGGTGCTATCCGTAAGAGTAGCAGCAGTTACAGTACCTGAATCGCTATAGTCAGTAGCACCAGCAGCAATGACAAAGTTAGTGTTTAAACCAATGTTAGCAGTTGATGTGGGAACTGTTTGACCGTCTTGGATTTCAAAAATTAAGTTTGGATCATCAGCAACCAAGGCATACTGAACAACAGTAGCACTGGCTTGAATGCTGCGAATAGTCAAATCAATGTTGGTAGCAACCAAGCTAACCCCAGGAGGAGCAACAAGGAAACCAACTACAACACCAATGATTGCAGAACCAGCAACACCAATAGCAATACCAGCAAGACCATTAGTATCAGCATTACCACTCAAGGTAACGGGATCACCAATGTACAAGTCGGCGCTATTAACGGGAACAGAGTACAACCGAGCTTGACCTGAGTAGGGTGCTCCGTTGAGATAACTGACAGGTTTTAGACCGCCAGGACGATTTGCGTTTGCCATAAAAAACTCCAAATAAGTTAAGTGAGTTTGATGCCATCCCTAGGAGTATAGAACGCTGGATTGTTTCCAGTAATCTTACCACCACGAATTGATTCATCAATAAGATTGTTTTTACCTTGAAGCTCAGCTTGATCTTGCTCGTACCATTCTTGCCGAATCTTCATTAAGTATCCGTATTGTTCCGTGCCTTCAGCACGAGGATTTACAAGATACCTAATTCTTTCTCCGAGGTCGCCATTACGACTAACCACATTTTCACTCACACCTCCTACTTCAGTAGGAGTAACAAACTCATAGCCACTATCTACAGCTTCTTGAATTCGACTCCCCGCATCTGTAAAGACATGGAGATGATACCCTGGAATCTGATTTCGGACGCTTAGCTTAACTTCTGTGCCATTAAAGACATTTCTTCGTTTTCGAGTTGCAACCGCAGTTGTATCTGTGCTTGTGTCAGTATCACCCTCTTGAGGGATAAGTCTACTTGCAGCTTTTTCTAACATACGTTCACGTTTTTCAAACTCATTTAGTGCGCGGGGCATATTAATTTCCTTTAAGTTTATAGAGATCAAGTCCAATCAAAGTCTGCAACATATTGTTCACGGGTCATAAGTTTTTGCTTAACAAACCGATCACATGCTGACTTTGCTTCAGACGGGAGGTTGTCATAAGATTGGGCATTGCCACCGCTGCGGCTTTGTCTACCTGATCCAGATTCAACCCGACTACTTGGAGATTGCTTTTTACCAAACTTATTTGGAAACTCTTCTGCTAACACTTCATCAAGCTTATCTAGGAATGCTTGGCCTTTAAGCAAAGGGAACTCTAGTCGAAGGCTTTCACCAATACCGTTAACCATACCTGTCAGCCGCTTGTCTTGACCAAACCATGTATTGCGATCTAACCAAGCTTGTAAACCTGGATCAATAGCCTCTGGTGTTGGCTCTGGGTCTTTAGCACTGACAACATCTTTAACAGATTGTTTAGCTTCTTTAAAGTTTTCTTTAGCTTGGTCCAATGCATCATCTAGCGCATTGACTTTCTGTCCGTCACCATCGCTAATAGCTTGGGCACGGCTTTCTTTAATTTCTTGGATTTGACTCTCGTACTCTTGAGCTTTACGCTCGTAAGACTCTCTTTGAAACTTTTTAAATTCCTCTGCTGCTTCACGAAATTCTTTAAGCTGGTCCTTTGTAGCTTGTAGATCTTTAATGAGGTTCTCATTATTCTTACGCAGAATAGGGAGAATCTCTCGACCACGCTTTACAAAAGTATCAGCATCAACCCAATCAGACTCATTGCCTCGAAACCGTTCTTTAGGAACCCATCCTTGTGATTCGGCTTCATGTTGGACTTCAGGGGATACTTCGTTACTAGTAACACTTTCTTCACTCATATCTTACTCCTACTTTTTAAAAGATGTCAACACAACTAGTTAGCCAAAGTTTAAGTTCTAGCTAAATATGGATCAACAAGGTCTACATCTGCATCTAAAGTGCCAGTTATGTCCTTGTCATTAACCATTCGGTATTGCTTTCCATCTTTTCCAAGATAAAGCAAACCAGCATATTTAGCAAAAATAACTTTGTCTCCAACCTTGCACCAAGGTGCAGGTTCGTCAGCATAGCAATCGTCACCCATCGAAATGACAATGCCAGTAGTGTTTCCCATCTGTTCTCGATTTTTAGAAACCTCTGTAGTTAGAATAATTCCACCTTCAGACATCTCTCTTACTTCTTGAGGCTTAATAAGCACTCTCCACCCAACAGGGTTGATTCCTGATTGATTACTCATTGATCTCTCTTTTTTAGATAGTATTGAACAAATCTTCATATTCAAGGTTCAGAATAATTGCAATTGCTCGACACCGACCCTTTACTTCTACCTCATCATCAAACGCATTGTTGATAAGACCCTCTTTCATAGCTTCTCTATCATTCTGCAACATCTTCATCAGATGTTTAGTAACAGGATGAAAAGTCCACTCTTCAAAGTTTTCACGACTTACTGGTTCCATTCTCTCTCCTTAAAAAACTTTTACTGCACCATTGTTTGTGGCATATCCATAGGCAACTGCAATTGTTCCATATTTTGTTGCGGTTGTTGTTGTTCTGAAATCATTCGATCATAGACATCGTTCATTGTTCTGATGGAAGTAAGAACACCTTCTCTACGCTCCCGCTGTAGACCAATCTGCATGTTGATCTCTTGAATACGCATTCGTTCGCCTTCAGTAGCAATGCCAATCTTAATAGACTCTGCTTCTGCTGTTAGTTTTTGAATCTGTGCTTGATTAAGCTCTGCCTCACTCATTAGTTTAAGCAAAGCCATCTTCATGTTTAATTGATCCGAAGCTTGTTTAGCTTGAATTTTAAGTTGTTCAATTTGCAACTTAGGATTAGGAGGAACTTGTACAGCATTAGGACCACTAGGATCAGGAAGAATCTTATCAATATTAGTAATCTTCATTGCTTTTAAGAAAGTGTACTCAGCTTCATAGCGATTGTACAAACCAGGAGTAGCTTGCACTCTAGCAGCAATAGCAGCAGCTTGGTTCAAACGCTGGGTATCAGAAGTAATGCTTGGGTCAGCAGTAGGCATCACATCCGTAACTGGACCCTCATAGTCTGAAACCAAAACAAGTCCTGTGTTCTTTGCATTTGAAACATAGGGCGTGTTCTCAGTAATAAATATTTGATTAAGACGATACAACTTACGAAACTCTTGTTTAAGACTGCGGTGAGTGCGTTTAAAGATACCATTAAATATCTTCATGCCTTGTTCAGCCATTGTGCGAGAAGTTTCAGCAGGAGTGTTTTGACCAGGACTTTGACCAGAAAGAATGTCTACAGAACCACTAATACGTTGACCATAGTTAATCAACAGGTCTAACAAAGTATACAAAACTTGAGAGGGTTCACGTACTGGCAAAGGAACAATACCTTTACGCAAATCATCTCCAGTTGTATCTACGTGTTTCCATTCCATAGGATTGAAAGAGTAGTTACCACCACGAAGTTTAATACCACGACTAAGGAAGCCACCAGCAGTATTAGCCATAGTACCAGCATCAACTAGCTGGTTAATGATAGTGTTGATAGATTCATTTAAAGGACCAAGAAGAACCCCAAATCCAAGGTCATAGAACCCACCATCAGGAGATGGAATAAAAGGGTACTTAGTAAAGTACTGCTCAGCTTTGATACTAAGAATTACGCCATTATCATTTTGTTCAACATCTTGTTGGGTATACCTAGCAACAATA